AATATTTTAAAGTAGAGGATAAAAAAGGTTCAATATACAGCACCGACGGTGGAGTAATTACAAATGTAGCAGAAGTACCATACGATAATCCTACATATAAGTATATTAATAGTGTAGGACGTCAATGGATCTTTAGATATACACTTGCTTTAGCCAAAGAATTGCTAGGATATATAAGAGGAAAATATCAGACAGTACAAATACCAGGTTCAGAGACAACTTTGAACCAAGCAGATTTACTTTCTGATGCTAGATCTGAAAAAGAAGTACTAATAACTCAATTAAGAGAGATGTTAGAGCAAACTTCTCGTCAGACAATGATGGAAAAGCAAGCTATGGAAGGGGAGAACCTTTCTAAGACGTTGAATCAAGTACCAATGACTATATACATAGGATAGAATATGAAACTAGGAGAGATAATAGCAGAAATATCATATAATACCTATGAATCAATGGTAGAAGTAACTTTTAGCGAGTCTAGTGCTACAAAAGTAGCAGAATTGTTAAGAGCTTTACCTGGAGTGACTACTGTAACCATAGCCGGAGGATTTGAAGATAATTCTGATAAAGAAATTTATAAAATTAAGCTAATAACACAGAAGCCCGGATCAGAAGCATTTATGGCTTTTAAAAACAATGCACTTAAAAAGTATAATGTAATAAAAGGTATTAATGTAGCAGATAAAAATATAGTTAAACTGTAATGATATTTGGATCTAATAATGATTTTAAACTTTTTAATCGAATCAACCGTGAATTTTTAGGAAACATAGTTGAACAGGAGGTCCTTTATTACAAATTTAGTCTAGAAGAGACTTCTGCAAATATATACGGTGAATCTGCTGAAAAAAAGTATTGGATTCCGGTTAAACTCTACTGTTTAATTACTAGAGGAGATCAAGTCATTACGACTGATAATTTTGGACCGGATTTAAACAGAGAAGCATCATTTGCTTTTCTTAGACAAGATTTAGTAGATACTTCTGTAGTACCTGAAGTAGGAGACATAGTAATGTGGCATGAAGACTACTATGAAGTAGATACAGTAAGAGAGAATCAACTCTTTTTAGGTAAAGATAACAGTTACAACTTAACAGATTACGGGTCTCAATTTGGAGCCTCAGTATCTATTATAGTTGATACACATATGACAAGAAGAGAAAGAACAGGAATAGAGTATGAAAATATTTAATTTACTTTTTGAAAAAGATAAAGAACCTTACGGGCATAAACTAACCCCGGTCTCTTATGATCCTGAAACTGGAGCGTACAGTTCTAAAGTAGAATATACCCCACTCAGGAAAGTAAAAACGAGATTGAAAGAAATGAATGATGATTTAATTGATGTAGTAAAAGATTATCCTGAGGATGCGAATTTACTCAAGCTACAGAAAGAGTTTGAGAGTTTTAAAAGATCTTTTAATAGGTACACCAATAAAGTATACGGGAAATAATATATGAATAGTCGAAAACCTTCACTCAAAACACAGAGACAGCTTTCTCAAGATAGTATTACTACTTATCAAACTGAGAATTACAAAGCTGATAAGGTTAATGTTAATACTTTAAAGGGTAGAGCACAACAACGTTCGACTAAACAGGATAATGTTAAAGATTTTTCTATAGGTTTAAAAGATATAGATGAAACTATATTTTATTATTTTAATAATGTAATTAAACCTTCAGTTATTCAGAACGGCACAGTAAAAACTGTTCCAATCATATATGGATCGGCTGAAAGATGGTCAGCCGTACAAAAAGACGGGTTTTATCGAGATAAAAACGGTAAAATTCAACTTCCTCTCATAATGGTTAAGAGAGATAGCGTAGAAAAGAACAGACAGCTTGGAAATAAGATGGATGCTAACAATCCTAACAATTTTGGAGTGTTTGAAAAGAAGTTTTCACGTAAAAATATATACGATAGGTTTTCTACCTTAAATAATAGAGTAGAAACTAAAGAATACCACGGTGTAGTTATACCTGATTATGTAAATTTAACATATTCTTGTATAATCTTTACTGAATACATCGAACAAATGAATAAAATAGTTGAAAGTATCAACTACGCATCAGACGCTTACTGGGGAGACCCAGAAAAGTTCAACTTTAGAGCTATGATCGATAGTTATAATACAACTACTGAACTTAACCAAGGAGAGGATCGTTCGGTTAAGACAGATTTTAGTATAAAACTACTGGGGCATATAGTACCTGACAGTGTAAATGCACTTCAAATGGGTTCTAAAAAGTTTTTTAGTAAATCCTCAGTAACTTTTACATTAGAAACAGTTGATGATATTAACTCTTTAGAATTAATTGATGGAGAAATGAGAGATACTAATAATGTACCAATAGTAAATAATGTGACGGTTGAAATACCGCAAGCCGAATTAGAATTTATTAACCTTATGAGAGCATTTTCAAGTAATTTAAAGACTGTTACCGTAGATACTAATAATCGTACGATAACTTGGGAAAATTTAAATATACAGCCGGTACCTAACCCTAGACTTACTGCACCAACAACAGCTGACTTTCAATTTTATATTAACGGACAGCTTGTTGAGGTTGATGCTATTAGCACTATAGTTGATAGTGGAAACAACTTAGTAATTACTATAGTATCGGGAGATAATCTTGACTTTACTCTTTCTGAAACTGATGAATATATAATTATAGGTAAACTATATGACCCAACTCTTTAGATATGGCTAGAATACAATGGAAACAGTTAAGTAATACTTTAGGTGAAACTCCTTTAACCGGATCGTTATTAGTTTCTGGAACGATTGATGTAGACGGTGATATACTAGGCTCATTTAGAGGCCAGGCAATAGCTACCGGATCTTTTACAGGTAGTTTTATCGGATCTGCTGCTAATTTAGTAGAATTTCCGGTTGACGACATAGTTGGAAGATCAAGCAAAGTATTTTACGTCTCAGAAGAAGGTTTAGATACTAATAATGGTAGAACACCTAAAAAAGCTTTTAGAAGTATTAAAGCAGCATGTATAGCAGCTTCTTCTTCATTTTATGGGGCACATACTTTTGTAAGTGCTTTAACTGATAGTATAAAAAAACACAACGGAAACTTTACTGTTAATGTAGGAGCTTTAGCAGGTACTTATAATAATTTAGATTTTGCAAGCTCTACCACAGATGCAATCGTATATCAACCCCAATCTACTCATACTTTTCTTAGTGCTTCTGCTAATGCTTTAAGATACACCCCTCAGGCTGATCATACATTTGTAAGGACTACAAAAAATTCTATTATTACTAGACCTACTGTTTTTGATCCAAGTTTGGCTACTTTAGATCCATCTACTGGAGAATTTGTAGTTACTTTAGGAAACGATCATAGAGTATCGGTTGGTGATTATATAAAATTAGGTAATAGAGGTTTTACTTTTCAAAGAGCTACTGATCATAATAGAGGAGAATATAGATTCCCACAATTTGGACAAGAATCTTACAATAAAAATCTATTAGTAGTTTCGGCTAGTGATACTACCGTCACAGTAAATGTTGGAGAATTTAAAGAGAACAGACAATTTAATGTTACTGATGCTTCTTACAATCCAGCAGACGGTAATTTAGTATTAACCATTCTATCTTCTTCGGCCGGTGACCATAATTTGAGAAAAGGTGAAGAAATAACATTAGAGAACGAGTCTATTTCATTTACTTGTGATATGGATTATAATAAGAGTACAAAATCTTATCCTCGTCCTGGAATAGATCCTTTTGCTAGTAGATCTATAGCTATAGCCGATACAACTGATGACACTATAACATTATATGTAGGAGTTAGCAGACCTAATTTCTACTTCTCAGCTTCTGATGCAAGTTTTGATCCTTCAACCGGTATATTACAGGTTACAGCCTCTAACGGACCTCAATTAGGTTTGGGAGTAAATAGAGGTGTAGTCTTTAGAGACGAAACTTTAGAGTTTACTGTTGACGGTGTAACTAAATTATTTCCTCAACCCTCTGCTTCACCAGCCGCAGCAGGAAGTGGAAGTTTTTCTAGTCAATCTTATGCTATACAAAGTGTAAGTTCAAGTACTTATACTGTAGAAGA